CCGATGCTCAGTTTTTAGAAACCAGAAAGTTTCAAATTGCAGAGATTGCTCGTATTTTTAATGTTCCGGTTCATTTACTCCATGAAATGGATCGCTCTACGTTCAATAACATTGAGCACATGAGCTTGGCATTCATTAAGTTTTCATTGCGGCCTTGGCTTATTCGGCAAGAGCAACGCTACAACCTTTCCTTGCTTCGACCTGAAGAAAGAGGGAAGTACTACTTTGAACATAGCCTGTCTGCTCTTGAAAGAGCAGATATTAAGACTCGCTTTGAAGTTTACTCTAAGGCGCGTCAATGGGGTGTGTATTCCGCAAATGATGTAAGGAAGAAAGAGAACGAACCGCTAAGAGATGATGAAGAGGGTAACAGCTATCACACCCCACTTAACATGATTAACCAAGACGCTATCGAAACGAGCGATAAAGATGAAGGTGACAAATAATGAAATACCCAACCTTGTTTTCAAAACTTACTAATACCCCGTGGGCAATTGCTTCTCAAAAGCTCGATACATTACTTGAGATTACTCATAACGGCGGCGTTGAATTGGAGCTATCGAAAGTTCAAGAATCTGGTGTAACTGGCGCACGACTTGGGCAGGATGATGAAATTCAAGGTGGTGTAGGTGTCCTTAATGTTACTGGTACTTTAGTCAACCGAACTAGCGGGTTTGATAGCTATTCTGGCCTTAAGTCCTATATGCAGTTATCAAATGAGTTTCAAGCTTTACTTAATAACGAACTAGTTAAGCATATTGTTTTGGATATCGATTCAGGTGGTGGCATGGTCAACGGGCTATTTGATTTCGTTGATCAAATCTATGAAGCTCGTGGTATTAAACCGATAACCGCCATTATCAATGATAGCGCTTACTCTGCTGCATACGCCATCGCAAGTTCGGCTTCTAAAATATACTTAAGTAGAAGTGGAGGTGCTGGCTCTATCGGTGTCATTGCAAAACTATACAGTTTTAGTCGAATGAATGAAGAAAAGAAAGTCGATATTGAGACGATTACAGCCGGTGCTAGAAAGGCTGATCTTGATCCCGATACGCCAATCTCTGATGAAGCTCGCGCAAAAGTTCAAGCAGAAGTAGATGCATTTAATGAAATGTTTTTGTCTACTGTTGAGAGAAATATGGGCATCAGCAAATCAAAACTCGCTAGCTTGGAGGCTGATTATTTCACAGGTGAAGCAGCAATGAACCAAGGGCTAGTCCATGAGATAAAAAGTTCTAGAGATGCTTTTTTGACAGTGATCGATGAAACAAGAAATTCAAATAACTCAAAAACTAGTTTGCAGCGTCGAGCTAAATCAATTGCTATTCGCTAAATAAATTCCCTTTTTTAGGGTGAATCTAAGGCGGCCTATTGGCCGCTTTTTTTATTTTTAAGTTAGAGGAAAATACCATGACAACACGTAATATCGACTCATTGAAAGCAGAGAAAGCAAAGGTCAAAGATCGCATTAAAGCGATTGCTCAAAAGGAAGCGGATGGAAACGAACTATCAGATGAAGAAATTCAAGAGTTTGTTGATCTCGAAGCTGATTTTGAATCAATCGATGCGAAGATTAAGCGAGCCGAAAAAGCTGAGAAGCTTGAAGCAGTTGAAGCTACGCAGGAAAACACTATTGAAGTTATTGGTGCTACGGAAAAGCCTTTAGTTAAAGGTCAGGCGGTTGCTATCATGACTCGTGCCTTGCTAGCCAATAAAGGCATGGCGCGTGAAGCAGCGCACTTTGCAGAGCAAGAAGGTTACCCAACTATTGCGGCAGCATTGAATACTTCAAGTGGCGCTGCCGGAGGCTTTATTGTTCCTCCGGGCTTTCGAAATGAGTTTATCGAAATCTTACGACCCAATGTTGTGATGCGAAATTTAAATGGAGGGTGTCGTGTAGTGCCTATGCCTGAAGGTAGCTTAACTATGGGCAAAGGGTTATCCAGCGCTTCTGCTGGCTATGGTGCTGAAGGGGATGATATTACTAAGTCTGAGCCAACAGTTGGTGAGTTTAAGCTAACAAAGAAAAAACTAACTGGTTTAGTGCCGGTTTCGAATGACCTTTTACGGTTTGGAACATCCGAAGGTAACCAGTTTGTTTTAGATGACTTAGTGAATGTTGTAGCAGAACGCGAAGATCTAGCATTTATTCGTGATGATGGATCCGCTAATCTAGTGACTGGATTGCGCTCTGCCGCTCTTGCAGGAAATATCATTGCCTCTTCTGGTAATAGTGCTGCCAATATTGAAAGTGATTTACAGCGTTTGGTAGGTCGATTACGAGCGAATAATGTCCGTATGGTACGACCCGGTTTAATTATGAGTCAGCGCTCTTATACCTATCTTGAAACTCTTCGTGATGCGAACGGCAATTTAATTTATCCAGAACTTCGCGAGACAGGAATGATCGGTAAGACTCCGGTTGCATGGACAACGCAAATTCCTGAAAATTTAGGTGTGGGTTCCGATGAGTCTGAAGTTTATCTTGTTGACTTTCATCACGCTATTATTGGTGATGCGCTTTCATTGAAGTTAGATGTTTCAACCGATGGCTCTTATATGGACGGTGGAAGTCTTGTGTCAGCATTTAGTCGTGATGAGTCAATTATTCGTGTTATCGAAGAGCATGATTTTGGTCTTCGTCATGCAGGTGCGGCGGCGGTTCTTACTGGTGTTCGTTGGGGCTTGTAAGCAAAGTACCTATATCTTTCTATTTGTATTTTCTTCTTTAAAAGGGCTGTAGATTCAGCCCTTTTTTGTTTTCTTAATCTTTAACAAAAGGTAAATGATAATGACAAAGACAACAGGTGAAGCGGTTAAAAGTGATGGTGCGGTTAAAAGTGATGTAAAGTTGATCTCTGTAACCTTTCTAAAACACCACACCCCATACAATAAAGGCGAAGTCGCAGGTTTTGAAAAAGACTATGCAGAATGGTTAGTTGATAAAAAAATCGCAAAGTTAAATAAGTAATCTACGGTAACTTTCAATGAAGCTAATACCCGCATCAATTCGAAATGATGAACCGGTAACGGTTCATCAGGCGAAACAGAATTCCAATATCACGCACGACATGGACGATCAATTGATTGATGCATTAACTTCTACCGTCAGGGAATACGTCGAGCGTGATATTGGATACATAACGACCCAGCAACAATACATAGGGTACTTAGAAAAGTTTGAGGACGTTATTAAGATACCCTTACGCCCGATTATAAATATTGATGAGATCAAATATTTTGATGTTGATGGAGTAGAGCAAACCCTTGAGCCATCTTTGTACCAGTTTTCAGGGATAGGAATAGAGCCTATTCTTTGTCCTGCGCCGAATTGCTCATGGCCGCAAGTTCAAGACGGTCGCTTACAGGCAATCACTATTTCTATGACTGCTGGTCATGCAACACGAGAATTGGTACCACATGCTATAAAGCAAGCCATCAAGTTATTAGTCAGCCATTTCTACGAAAATCGAGAAAGCACAACTCAAGGTATTAACGTGGTTGAAATGCCGCAAGGCTATGAATTCTTGGTTCAATCTTTTCGTAAGTATCATTTGTAGGTTTGTTATGCGCTCCGGAAAACTACGCCATGTTGTTACGATCCAAGAACCCATCAAAACCAATAATGCAATCAATGAAACGGTAATTGATTGGCAGGTATTCGCTCGTGATATTAGAGCAAATCTATTGCCGTTGGGCAGTAAAGAGTTCTTTGCTCAAGATAAGGAAAAGTCTTCAATTACTCATAAACTATTTATTCGATACATCGATGGAGTGACTAGTCAGATGCGCATTGTCATGGGAACTCGAATATTCGAAATTGTTGCGCCTCCTATCAATGTCGATGAGTTGGATCGCGAGTTGGTCATTATGGTTAAAGAAAATGGCTGATTTAGAGGGATTTCAAGAGCTGTCTAAAAAGCTCTCTGAATTAGGCCAAGGTTTAGGTGGTAAGACTTTGCGTCAGAGCGCAATGAACGCGACAACGGCGACGGTCAAAAAGATAAAGGAATCACTTCCCGTTGGCGAACATCCACACAAGACCCACAAAGGGCGCTTGGTTGCACCAGGTTTTGCTAGTCGCAGTGTTGCAAGAAAGTCAAAACTAAGCACCGATAAGAAAACCGTTTATGTTTATATCGGAGTTAAACCTGAAGCTTTCTATGCGGTAGCTTTTCTTGAATTGGGTACCCGATACATTCCAGCTAATCCCGTGTTCACTAACACGTTCGAAGGCGATAAAGATGCAATTTTAAACCGCTTTTCTGATCAGCTTAAAAAGAAAATCGAAAAAGTAAGGCGGCAATCATAATGCTGGAAATTATCATTCAAGCATTACTCAATGATCTAACATTGAGTAGTTTAGTCAATATTGTCCGACCTATGAAGTTGGAAGATGAAGACGCGAACCCCGCAATCACTGTTCGTCGAACAGGTGTTGAGACGGACTATGTGTTCAATGGAGAGAGCGGATTTAAAAAGCTTTCTGTAACCTTAAATTTATGGGTAGATTCATTACTTCAATCCGAGTCTATCGTTAAGGAAATTAAAAGAGTTATGTATGCGTTAAAAGGCTTACATGATACGACCAAGATTTATTCAGTCTTTGTTAGTCGTGAGTTGGATAATTACCACTTTGATGACAAAGAATATCAAACCAATCTAGTTTTTATTATCACATACAAAGAGGGCTAAATTATGTCATTCACAGATGGTCTAGAACTTCGTCGCGGCGATGGCGCGGATCCTGAAGTATT